CTATTCACACTCTGCAAACTTCTCTCCTGTCGCTCTATTTGTTATAGCGACATATCTTCTTACCCCTGTATAACTAATATAAGAAACCCATACGTAATTATCAGTTATAACTACATAATCATAGTTAAATGATTCTCCAGCTTCATAAGTTCCTATAGGCTCATTATTTATTGAAGGCTTATTTCTTATATTAAGTGTACATTTAACAGTACATACTCCTACTTCTTCATATTCCTTTACTATACTTTCTTTAATATCTACTTCATTTGATACTTCATCATTACTTCCATTTTCATATACTGGATAATCAGTAAATGTACTATCATTATCTTTTGGAGCATAAATCTGAACTGTTCCAAAACAACTTGTATTAATTACTTTTACATCTCCTCTATCTTCTATTATTCTATAACTAAGTCCTCCATATTGACTAGGTGCTAAATATGCAAATTCATTCCCCTTTATAGGCTTAACATTCATGTTATATATAGACCAGCTTTCCATATGTGGTTTTAAATTTAAATATAGTCCTGAAGCTAATTCTGATTGTTGTTGTGATTCTACTTTAACAACTGGAATTATGACTTCTCCATCTATCATCTTTTTAAATTCAATCCACTTTTCCCAATTGTTATCTGCAAATCCTGATGGACAACATTTATAAGATGCATCATAATGTCTAACAACTCTTTCATTTGGAATACCATATTTATGTTGTAATTCTTTTACTAACTCAATAGTATTTTTTACTGTTGCATCTGAATAAGTATAGTTAGTACAACACATTTCAATACCTATTGAATTTTGATTATTTATTCCATTTCTATTATATCCATCCCCACAATGCCAAGCTCCATTAAATTCTTCTACTACTTGAACTATATCATTATCATCTACAAAATAATGTGCTGAAGCTTGTCTATCACAAGCATTAAAATACTTTGCATTATTTATTGCTGTATCTGTTTTATTTCCTGTTCCATGTATAACTAAATATTTAATACTATTCCCTTCAAAATAATTGTACTCACTTATCATTCTTTTAATTTTTAACATAATTAAATCACCTTTCCTTTTTTTAATATTTCTATAATATAAAAAGCAGGATTACTCCTGCCATGTAAACTTAATTTATATTTATTTTAAAATCTTTCTTTAACAATACTTCTTTACCTTTGTTTACTTCTCCAGCTATAGCTTGTCTTAATTCTTCCACTTGATCTTTAGTTAAGTAAGGTATTTTTTCTAACAATATTTTGTCAAATTCATTTGCTTTAGAGGTCAACGTCTCTTTTAAAGTATCATTTATTCTATACTTTTCTTCTACTATGTTCCATACTTGCTTAGCCATAATTAATTCTTCTTTATACTTACTTAATTTTAGATTCTTTTCTGCTAATTCTTTTTGCTTATCTATATATAATATTGCAGCATCTCCAACAGTTTTTATTACCGCTACGAAGATTCCTGTTACTCCTATTGCTAGAGCACTTAAAACTGGTGGTAAAATTTGATTTATTAAAATTTCTTTCATAATTTTTATTCCTCCCTTTTTATTTCAATTTAATTAAAAAAGCAACTACTGTACTTATTAAAGTTCCAGCAATTGCTCTCCAAAGCCATTTGTTTGTATCTTCTAAATCCTTTATTCTGTTATTTGCTACCTTAATTTTTTCTTCTTGAACTTGGAATTTTAAATCTACATTCTGTACAATACTTGTTAGTGTAGCTTTTATTTCAACTACATTTTCTCTTATTTCATAAATAATAGGGTTTTCATCTGCCATATCACACCTCTTAAATTGATTTTATTTTTGAAGAAATAATTCTAGCAAAAATATCATGAAGTTTTTTGTTAGGATGTACATGATCATCGGCACTATTGAAAAAATATGATTGATTAAATTCGTTTAAGCCACATTCACTATATAAATTAACAACTGGTATTCCATAGTATCTACATGATTTTTCAACTGCGTCTACATATTCATAATAATAATGTTGTTCGGCTTTATTTTTTTTGTTAATTTTATTAAAGTAGTTATCATGCTGACCAGGATTATGAGGTATTACAAACATTAATCTTACATCAGGTTTTTGTTCTAATATTTTTTTAATAGCCATATATATACTGCCATAGAAAGTATCATCTGTTTTATCATTAATAGATCCTATTGGAGTATTTCCACCAAAATCATTCATACATACCATTATGCTTATTAAATCTGCATTATCGATTTGTTCACTTGTAACATTTGACATAAATTGTTTCAAATTAAAACCTGGGTTTGATTGTGTTACAACATTATTAAAGCCAATAATTTTTTTAATTTCATTTTGATACAGTTCTTGAGATGTTATAGAGTCTCCTATACATAATAAATTTTTACCTTCCCAATAATTATCTTTATTAATAACTTTTTTTTCAATGCAATACGCTCTATTGCTAATAATAAAACTATCTACGCCTGTAATATTAGGTATATTATCTAAATTTAATGTTATATCTGCATATATTCCACTCTTATTAAACTCATCTATTCTTATAGTTTCTATTCCATTTCTATTTAGGTTTTCAATCCAGTAATTACATACTATATTATTATCCTTAGTATCATAAATTATAATTTGTGTTGTTTTTCCAATTCCACCGCCACAAGTTATTGTATATTCTCTATTTTTTAATGCATTATATAATTTAATTTCATAAACATTATTAATTACATTTACTGTTTTATTATCTATTTTTCTTGGTTTAAAAGGATAAAATATTTTTTCAATACTAAAAAATTCTTTGTTTATTATGTTACTCCAATTTACACTATCCCTTTCAAAATCATTTTGCATAGATTTTTTAGTTTCAGTTGTAAAACTATCAATATAGTCATTAAACTTTTTTTTGAAATTTGAAAATGGAATTTCTATTTCACTTATAGCAACTATAGTTGTTTTCTTTTCACTTATCGGAGCTGTTATTATAATATAACTCACATTAGATGGGGTTTTAATAATTTTAGGTGTCGGAGTTTCTCCACCACTTATATATTTATTATTGCTATCAAAAAAAGAATAAGCATAAACAGAACTTTTGAAAATATTAACATTTGCTGGAATATAAATCTTACCACTAACAAAAAAACCATCATGGTCATAAATACTACCAATTTCCCCATAAATACATTTATTATCAGTTGCTTGTAAAGGGTTAAAAATATTAATATCATTTTTTATAAAAGTTGTTTTTTCTTCTGTTATTTGTTTATCAACTATATTTTCTGTTAATATAGTATCTTTACCAACTACAGATACACTCCCCCCTGTCATAGCTTCTTTAATATCTTGTCCCATATTTGCCATCGATAAAATATCATCTTTACTAAGCTTTAAGTTTTTCAAATTAATTACTTTCTGCTCTAATTCCAAATTGACTTGTTCATTTTCTTTATCTAGTCTTTCTTTTAAACTGCTATAAGAACTACCATCTTTACCTACTCTTGCTTGAACTATTTCGCTATTAGATGATCCAGCATTAATTACTTGCCTATCATAGTCCTCTCTTAATTTCTCTACAACTTCAATTCCTTCTGCTATGCTTTCTCTAACCTCTCCTCCAAATATAGCTTTTCTTATTTTATCTGCTATAACTCCCATATTAAACTCCTCCTAATTGTATTCCTGTAATATGAATATTTATCCCCTCTCCAATAGCTTTTAATGAATTAATCATTATTGTATTATTTATAATTCTAGTTTCCTTTTGTTCTAAAATAACAAAAAAAGCAACACCATCTATATTTAGCATTACTTCCTTTTTGATATCATTACTATTATGCAATATTATAGTTTTTACTACTGCTCCATTTATATTATTATAAATTTCAGATTCTATATCACTTAAAATTCCAGCCTTTATTCTTATAATTTCATCCATTTAATAATCACCTGTCATTAGTCTTATATTTATTTTATTTAATTTATTATTTATTTTATTTAATTTTTCATTAATATTTAAAATTGAATTACTATTTTCCTCTACTATTAAATTTACACTTTGAATATTATTGTTTAATGTATTGATATTTTCCACTAATTCCTTTGTGGTAGCAATATTAATAGCTACAGCTTCATTTATAGCCTTAACATTTCCATTGGTATTATCTAAAACCTTTATGGTATTAACTAACTCATCAGATATAGAGTTCATAGTTTTTATAGAGGTTTTAAGAGTTGTTTTTACATTATCAACTTCTTTTATGGTATTTAAATTTTTTAATTGATATGTTTTTATATCTTCAAATTTTTCACCAAATATTAAAGAAGATTCTTGTGGTTTATTAAAATTTATATTTTTTTCTATAATTCTTAAATCTTCATCTATATTCATAATCGGATTTATAATTCTATATATATTTCCTACTTCAAATTCTTCTATTTCTAATCCTATAATTGAAAGGTCCAATGCACTTATATTATATTTCTTTTTAACTCTATTTTTTTCTAACAAGTATTTTTTACCTTTTTTTAATAAATTACTGTCAATAGTAACATCATCCCATTTTATATATCCTTCTATTATTCCAAACCTGTTAATAGCCTCAATATCATCTATATATTTAATGCCACCATTTACAGATTCAATAGTTAATCGTTTTTCACTATCATCAATCTTTGCCCCTAACGGAGTTAATCTTGATATTATACCTGTAGGATCTTTTTCTTCCTCCAATGTTTTTAAATTCTTTGATAATCTTATCTCTAAATTTGTATTTCTTCCAATACTTGATAAATAGTCTAAATATCTAACCTCATTTTCATATCTTATTTTTAATTCTCCACCTAATCTACTTATCAATTTATCTTTTATAACCTCTAAAGTTTTTCCATAATTTATAAATCTATATAAACTATCATTATTATCCTCTACAGTTATATTTCCAAGTATAAGTTTCTTATCTTCCTCAACCTGCTTATTATGTCTATCTATAATTAACTTAAAAAAATCTCTGACTTTTATGTTATGGTATTCTCCATAATCTTGAATAGAATCCAGCAAGTAACCTAATTCACTTTCACAAATAATTGTTTTAATAACTTTTCCATCTTCACTCATTTTTTCTTTAGATATTAAAACTCTTCCTTTAAACTCTATCTTTCCACTATTAATATTTACAACATCTATTTTACTTTTGAATTCCTCAATTAAATTGTATCCTGGATTATTAGGCAATATATCAAATGTAAAACTATCAATACTATTAATTCCTTTTTTAATATTTCCATTCAATAATTTAGGAGAAAATAAATCAACTGATACTGAATTTATAACTATTTCATTATCCTTATTTTTCATAACTACTTCATACATTAAATAACCTCTTTCCTAAATAAGAATTTCAAGTGTCCACTTCCTGTTATTGTTATGATATTTATATTTTTATTTAGCTTAAATCTCCAATCTTTAGAGTTTCCTTTTTTAAAGTAATATGTGGTACTATCTTTTTTTATAATAAAATCTGAATCACATACTATTTCAGGAATTATTTTTTTAGAACTTGAATTTATTAATTTAATTTCTTTAGTTCCATCTATAAAGAAATTTGTTTCTTGTAAATAATCTGTTTCAAAATTAAAATCATCCCATGGTATTAATCCTTCATTATATACTCTTATTTTATATGGATATGCTTTAAAATTTACTGTGATTTCCCAAAATGTACTAAGTTCTTTATAATCTATTGATAAACATTCTGCTAAAAAATAATACCCTTTTATATCATCATCATATAGTTTAAAATTCTTATTATCATAAAGCCATTCAATAACTTTATCCCCTTTAGAATATAGCTCTTCTTTTGAATTACATATAAGGTTAAATATATATTGAATTTCTCTATCTTTAAATATCTCTTCTCCATATAGTCTAGAAAAATCATAATTATAATTTGAAAAAGGAACCCTCTCCGATATTTTTTCTTTTCCAGGAATACTTATATATTTTGATTTAATTATTAATCCATAATCTCTAAAACTATGTTTACCATCTTTTATTATTCCTTCATAATTTATCAATTAATAATAAGCCCCCTTTCTGCTAAAACCATTCTATTCCCTCCAACAATATCATTAGCTTTTGCTGTAGCTTCTGCTAATTGCATATCATTTAGATTAATAGGAACATGAATAGTTAAATTTGATATACTTCCTTTATCTATTTCTCCCCTTGAATATTTATCATTTTCACTTGCTGTTAATACTCTTTCTCCTTTATGAAGTCTTGCAATATATCCATCAACTGGAACATAATTAAGGCCGTTATAATGACTTCCATCAACTTTCATTTCATTTGATTTACTTGAAGCATCAGAAAATTTACTAGTTATCCATTGCCATTTTTCACTTACCCAGCTACTCAAACTGTCCCATCCAGTCTTAATTTTTCCTGTTTGAAATTCTACTTCATTTTCTATTCCAGGAGTTGAATTTTTAATTTCATTCTTAATACCTTCACAAGCTTCATTAGCTTTCTTTATCTGTTCATCTTTAGTATTTTTAGCATCTCTAACCATATTATCGTATTCTTCTTTAGTTATTAATCCAGCTTCTTTCAATCTAGTTGCTTGTTTTATTACCTCATCATATTTTTCATTAGCTGCTTTTATCTCTCCATCTTTTGCTTCATTTGCTTTAGTTATCATTTCACTTGCCATTTCAGCTGTTAATCTACCTTGATATTCTTTCATTCTTTCTCTAATTACTGCAGCTTCTTCTTCTGTTCCACTTAAAGTATCTATAGCATTATTTCTCATCTGCTCTTGTAAGCGTGATATTTCATCTAACTCTTCTTGTTTTAATTTAGCATTATTATTTTTAGCATTAGTATATATTTCTGTTATTCTATTCATAGCATTATCTACTATAGCTTGTTGCTCCTGATGTTTTGTATTTATTGTATTTAAAATTTCAGTTTCCCTAGTTTCAGTTAGGCTAGAGTTATTACTAAAAAAATTATTTAAATTAGATGTCATTTCTTCATGCTTAGCTTGTTGAGATGTTTTAATAGTTTCAGCCATATTTTTAAATTTATCTATCATCCCATTAGCTAAATCATCAGTAATAACATCTTGCTTTACTTTTTGTTGATATAAGGATTTTGTTACACCATCATCCATATCCATGTAAGCTTTAACTGCTGTTTTAGTAGACTCACTTATTTCTATAGTATTAGTTTTAACCTGCCTAGTCATAGCTCCATATTGATTTCCTACCATAGTTGATGTATGTTCAACCTTATCAGCAAATAAATCAACAGTTGGTATAACTTCTTTTGATAATGTTTTGTGTATTCCGTAAGCCGCTACTCCGACAACTGCTGCACCAGCTACAAAAGGAGCTGCTGCAACTGCCATTCCCCCTAAACTAGTAAGCAATCCACCAACTCCTGTTATACTTCCTGCTGATCCGGTTACTGCACCTAATAATGCTGATGCTTTACTAGCTAATCCAGCACCTGTTTTAAATATTTTTAAAGCTTTAGATGTTCCTCCTAAAATTGATTTTAAACTTGCAAAAGTTTGGATTCCTCCTCCTATTATTTTTAATACTGGCCCTGCTGCAATAGCAATAGCTCCCCACTTGAGAATATTTTCTTTTTGTTCATCTGATAATCCATTAAATTTTTCAGCAAGTCCACTAATTATATCTGCCATCTTATTAAATGCAGGTACTAAACTTGCACCAAGTTCTATTCCTGAATTCTTTAATTTATTTATAGCACCTTTCATTTGTTCAGCTGGTGTTGCATCCATTTTGTCAAAGGCCGCTTGAGTTGCACCTGCACTTTTCCCCATTGACTCTAACATTTCATTGTACTCTTTGCCATCACCCTTCATAAGGACTAAGGCTGCTGATCCTGCTTCTACACTACCAAACATATCTTTAAGAGTTTTCCCATTCTTATTAGCTTCATTATTTATCATTCCAAGAATTTCAGTAGTAGATTTCCCTTCTTTTTTTAAATCTGAAAAACCTTTCCCAGTAAGTTGTCTAAGTGTCTTATCTGTTATTGATCCACTCTTTCCAAGTTCAGATAACATAGATTTTAAATAAGTACCACTTTCTGCCGTGGCAATACCATTTTTAGTTAATTGTGCATATGAAGCTGATAACTCTTCTACCCCATAATTAACAGAACTAGCTACAGGTATAACAGCTCCCATACTACTAGCTAATTCATCTACTGTAGTTTTACCTAAATTTTGAGTTGTAATAAGTAAATCACTTATCCTAGTTGCATCTTCTGCTTTTAATCCATACCCATTTATAGCAGTAGTCAATACATCAACAGCTTTAGCTCCATCCGTAAATCCACCTTTAGCAAGTTTCATAAAATTTGTAGTAAATTCTATTGCCTTTGTTTGGTCAACTCCTGCTGAAATAGATCCATATACAGCTTCACTAAACTCATCTATTGCTACTTTACTATCACTACTAGCTTTTAATAAGTCCTTCTTATATTTATTAAAATCAACTACATTTGAATCTAATAATGTAGATACTTTGGCAAAAGAGCTTTCAAAATCAACTGACATCTTAGTTAAGCCTACTCCAAACCCAGCTAATGGAAGAGATACAAACTTTGTAAGATTACTACCGGCCTTAGATAACCCTTCTCCTATCTTAGTTACATTAGATAGTTCTTTACTTATTTTTTTAGCCTCATTTGCAGCAACTACACTAGCTTTAGACATATCATCCTTAAAAGTTTTAATATCTGCTTTAATATCAACCATTAAAGGGGCTAATTTAATTCCACTAGTTAAAGCCATTAATTAACCTCCTTTCTATGTTGAAATTCCCTAATTTTTTTTATATCTGCTTTAGTTTGTTTTAATCTCCATAATGCTTTTAAAAATTCTCGTCCATCTTCTGTTTTACTCCAACTATCTATCCAACTTTCTTTTCTATAAAGTAGATATAATGAATATGGAAGGTTTAAAATTTCATTAAAATTAAGCTTCGTATATTCAGATATCCTTCTTAATTCCCCTGTACATAGAATATAGCTTTCTTCCCATTCTTCATTACTTATATACTTATTAATTATTGCCTTTCCTATTTTCCCCTTTGGTATGGGGATTGCTAGTTTGGGTCATTATTTGCCTCATATACCATATTAGTCAATTCTTTAATTATTAAGTCTTGTAACTTATATGGTATATTATCTATATCCTCTAAAGTTAATTTTTTATTAGAGTTATTATTATTTAATATAAGATGAGTTGTCTTACTCTTTATTTCTAAGTAATTATCTTCTGTTACATCCCTTTCTAACTTTCCTATTTCTTTAGTCATCTTTGCTGTTGGTTGAAGTATTTCAAGAACCTCTCCATTAATCTTAATATCTATACTTTGCTTTAAATATTTATCTAAATCTAACACCATTTATATTCCTCCTAATTTATTTTATTTAAATTAAAAAAGAGTGCTTAAAGCACTCTAACACTATATAATTTTAACCAGATATTGCCTTTACCTCTTCATCTGTTAATTCCTCTACAAACTCTGCAAGGAAATTTTTAATATATTCTATTGCAGTAATTTGACTATCTACTGTTAACTCCTTATCTGAGAACTCTAAACTAAATCCATTACCACCCTGACCTATCATTGTAAATCTTATTTTCTTTCCATTTTCTTTAGTATGGACAAATCTTACAAGAATTGTTTTAAGAGCTCCTCCTCCTCCAAACTTCAATACTCTTATCTTCTTTTCTTTATCTGTAGTAAATTTAGCTGTAGATAACAATGATAACTTTTCTAAAGACCAAGTTAATATTCCTGTTTTAGCTGTTATTTCTTCCTTAGTTATAAAACTCTTAACTGTTTTTCCATATTGATTTTTAACATCATATTTTTCAGGTTTATAATCTATACTAAATCCTCCTGAACAATGACCAACATTATGTTCTTCTGTTTCTACTTCTTCATCTTGGGGTATTTCAGTTCCAGTAAATTCATACATATACACTTCCCCAGCACCTAATACAATTTCATTATTGTCTTTTGCCATCTATTTACTCCTCCATTTAATAATAAAAATGCAGGACACTTCCCACATTTGAATTGAATCATTAAATAAAGAACCTCCACCAGCTAACCCACTCCTTAATACTATATTGTGGTTAACTAATGAAGGATCTTTATATTCTATATCTAACTTTTTTAATATCTTTTCTCTTATTTGTAAAGCATTATCAAAATCAATATCTATTATCTTAATTTCAACTTGACTCTCTTTAATAGTTCCACCGCCAATAGGTATAACTGTATATGTTATAAATGGTGGTTCTCCTACTCCAAATACAGGCGTTACATCTAATCCAGTTGTTTCTTCTAGAATATTTTTTATTGCTATTTCTAACATTTAATCACCTGCCAATATATTTACTATTTTATCTTTATTATCTAATTTAGCTTTATCTAAAAAAGGTTTAGCTTTTTGTCCTTTTGTTATATGCCATCCTTTATATTTTCCTGATCTAGCTTTATATTTCCATGGTGTTTTTCTTCCATTTCCATCTTTAGCATATATTCCAGTACCTTGATGTACATATGGAGCTATTTCAGAACTATTCGAAACTTTACCTATAATTTCCTTACTACTAACAGTTACTTCATGTTGCATAGCTGCTCTTAAGTGACCTTGATCTACTGGACAATTCTTCTTAGCCTCTCTTTCTATTAAAAGACATGCTTTCCCCATATTTTTAGCTACTTCTTGAATAATATGAATAGTTGCATTTTCTATACTTCTTTCAAAATCCTTATTATCCATTAGTTTCTACCACCTTTAATAATAAAGTTGTGAATCTACCTTTTGTATTAACCTTAGTTATATTGTAAATTGTATCTCCATCTTTAAGTCGATTAACATTCTTATTAATATCTTTGTAAAATGTTATACCTGTATTAGTACTTTCATTATACCTAACGCTTTGAGTATTTTTCATATCATTAGTGTGATATATAGAAATATCTATTAATTTAACATCTTTCCATTCTTCCCCACTAGCTCCAGAAGGTTTTTTAACCTTCTCTTTAACTTGCAACATAATAGAGTTCATATCACTTATTATACTCACGGCAATCTCCTATATCTTCTAAGTTTTGTCTTAATTTCATTAGGAATATCATCAGTATACGTTTGACTTATTCCCTCATGTGATTCACTTGAAATCCCTTCTGAACCTAATCTATTAATTTTAACAACTACTAATTCTTTAACAATATTGATACAACCTACTGGCATTTGTAAGCCTTCTGATAGGTTTATAGACTCTGCTACATCATTAAAATAATCTGATATTAAATCCTTTAATAATTCATCATTAAAATTAGATATACCTGGTCTTAATTTTAATGATTTTAATATCTTTATTTTTTGCTCTTCTTGAATCACTTTAACACCTCATTCCATAAAGGACGAGAGGACTTTGCCTCTCTTATGCTCCTGCAACTTCCTTTGTATTTACTGGATTATCTTTAGTATTAGCTATTTCAACCTTAGTTGGAGCAACTTGATCTGTTGATATTACATTATAAAACAATACTGCAATTGCATCATCTCTAAGAACTTTTGATCCATACATACATAACCCTCTAACGCCATCAGCAAAACTATTTTGAAGCCTCATAGCTTCCATTTCATCTAATTGTTTAGCAGCACCTATAGCTCCTTTATAATGAGCAACTATTTGGTTAGCTGGTTTTTCTTCACTACATATAACTTTCATACCATTTATAGTTTGTCCTTCAACTACTCCATTTTGAAGCACTACTGGATTAGATGTAAATCTTCTATCTTTAGAAAGTAACCCTAGAATCTCTGCATCTATAGTTACATATCTATCCGTTTTAGGTACTTTATTTTTAGAAAGTATAGTTCCTAAGTCAACAATATAATCATATATATTTTTAGATGATATATCCTTCTTTGAAGATGATGCACCTATTTTATTAGATGATTTAACACCTCCTGCTAATGTAATATAAAAATCCTTATCATATGTTTCAGCTAATACTGCTGCATGTTCTGCTGTAGTTGCTGCCATAACATCCGCTACTAATTGTACCTTATCGCAATCATCTAAACTAAATGCAAAATACTTCTTTTTATCAAAAGTCATTTCTATTGGAGTAGTATTAATTTCATCCCATGAAACAGTTCCTGAATAATCCTTTATAGTTCCTGCTCCAACTCTATTAAATATTACTTTATTTCCTTTAATTTTAGTTGGTTTTGTTGAGACTGCCTCTGCTACTGATACTGAATGAAAATTGGCAATCAATGCACCTTCCCATAATGTTGCTTTAAAATTTGTTACTGTCATTTAAATTCCCTCTTTCTATTTATTATTTTGTATAGCCATAAATTGAGCTGCTACTTCTTCAGCGGTCATATTATCAGCATTGGCCATTAATGCTTCATATGTGTTATTTCCTCCTGAACCACCTTCTGGATTTACTGGTGGAATTCCACTTATCTTTTCTTCGAATAAATCTTTATAATTATCCTTTAATCCTTTTAACTGATCATCAAGACCTGTAATTTCACCATCTTTATTTATTGATAGTTTTTCCCTATCAATTTTACTAGCCAGTAAATCACTATGTTTTGCTTTAGCTTGAGATAATGCTTTTTCAATAGCACTATCTAGAGTTAAATTTCTAACCTTAGCTTCATACTCAGCCTTTTGTGTCTTAATAGTTGATTCATGATCTTTGATTGTTTTCTGCAATGTTTCATTATCAACATTATTTTTCTTTAAGTCTGCTATAGTTGTATTAGCTGTTTTAAGCTGTCCATTAATATCATTGAATGTTTCCTTTGGCACCGCATTTTTAGGAAACTCTGTATTAATATCTTTCATTAATGCTTCAATATCCAGCCTACCATCAACTATTTTTGCACTTTCTAATAATTTTCTTAACCATTCCATTTTATCTTTCTCCTTTACTTCTAATAGATTTTTATACCTGCTCTCCAGGTAATGTAGAGTCACCTTTGTTCTTTATGCCCTGCAAACCTGTAAAAAGGGCAATATAAAAAGCCTTAGTTTCCTAAGACTTTTAGTTGTTCACAATTTATTTCTTATCATCCTTAAATTTAGATATAATAAAAAGTACTTAATTATTAAGTACTTTACCATTCAACCTATCCATTTCTATCTTTAGATCTTTTCTTATTTTATTTACTTTCTCAATATCTCCTATAGCCGTATATACTTTTATTTGTTTAATTAATTTTCTAGTGATTTTACTATTAATACACACTAAATATTTCTTATTACAATAAGGACAATTAAAATATGTTTCTGTTATCATTGCTCCTAGATAACTTTCTTCTAACATATCATTTTCAGGTTCAAATTCACCATTACATTTCTTACATACAATTTTCATATTTTTCTCCTTAATAAATTTATTTCGCTAAATCTTAATTTCACGAACTCTATTTTTATTACGGTTTTATGCCATTTATAAAGATTAATTTATACTTTTTTTGTTTATATAAACTAAACATTTATATTAAAAAGTATCATTTCGTAGTAATAACAACGAAGTATTTATATTTGTATAATAAAAGCACCTACTATTTAACTTAGTAAGTGCTTTTTAATCTTCTATTGCATATTTTGCCCACTGTATTTCTTGTTTCATATCAATATTGGGGTATTGTTTTTCAAGCTTTTCTATAAACCTAATAAAATCTTTACTTTGAGACTTTTTAGCTATATCTTCAAATATCTCTGTAAGTATATATATATCTTCTTCTTTAAAATTATCGAAGTATTTAATTGTTTCTTTTATATCTTTAGAAAATATTATCGGTAGTTCATCCCACCACTCCATTGGAGCATCTACATTATGTTCAACTGTCCATTTTCTGTATTGTAGTATTTCCGAAACTCTTTCACCATTAATCATTCTTCTTCACCTCCACTAATCTTTGAATATTATCTGGAAAGATAGTTTTAATTTTTCTCTCATTACAATTATAACATACTACTACAGTAACATCATTATAGTTTGCATATTTATATATAGCAGTAGTAATACCATTAAATTCAAATTTTTCTATTATATATTTACTTTTGTCTTTCAAATTAACTACATATATACCAGCTTTCTCAATATCTTTTGCTTTCCATTCTTTAGGAAACCAACTTTGATTAATATCATTCCTTTTCTTCTTATCACTATGCTTAGGTACATTTCCACATCTTACACCATTAGAATACTTCTTAAGTATATTATACTCTATTTGACGTTTATCTAAAAGCTTAATATTATCTTCTCCATGACCTCCACTTTTAAGCTTTATTTCTCCTGGTTTAACCTTCTTAGGATTTCTAGGATTAGTAAAATCACCTTCATTTGAATGCTTTAAACTTGCTTTAGATATATTTAACTTTCTATTTTTATTATTAAATCCATTATCTAAATTATTTCTTTTATTAAACTCATTATTTATATCTTCTTTAGCATTATCATAATCTTTCTTAGCACTCTTTTCATCTATAACTGGCAATATAGTACATCTACAGTTTGAATGTAATGGCAATGTAGGACATGATCTTAACTCATATATATTTCCATGCTTCATTCCACATACATGACAAGTTCTTTCATCTGTTGCAGCCCATAATTGAACCTTCTGACAACCACTATCTTTATATGCCTTCTTGGTACTTTCATTTAAATAATGCATTGTTTCAGTTCTTACAAGTCTATGACTTACATTAAACCCTTCATTCATTCTATTATTTAGTTGTATTGCCATCTCTGTAATAGTCTTTCCCTGTATAATCCCATTAGTTAATATATCATTCAAATTAGATACTAATACCTGATTATTCTTCCACAGTCTTTCTGAAAAGTTACTTCCTAACCAAGGTTTTCTAAGCATTTCTTCCATTACTTTTTTAGGAACAAAATCAAATTGAGTTAATCCCATATTTATCATTATATTAGAATAGGTTTCTTTAAACCCTTCAATCATATTAGTTTTACCAAAGCTTTCAACATTGTCTCCAAGGTCTCGTATAATATTTTCTATATTCTTTTGCAGTCCAATTAATCTATTATATTTGTGCATATCTGATAAGGTAGGAGTACTTGTTTTGACTTTTTCTGCAACTCTATATAATTCATCTGATATGCTTAAACTAGCTTCCTGATACATCTCAAGTAAAGTTCTATTCTTTTCTTCTAAATTATTATAAGTTTTCCATGTACTATTAGCTATTCTTTTTTCCCAATACTCACTACTTTTCATCTACCTCACCACCTAATGGTATCTTGTCTTGAAAGGGTAAATTCTCTTGTTTCTCTTCTTTTAATGCCTTTTTTTCCTTTTCAACATCTTTGATCCATGGATGATTAGCTATTATAGTATCATCTGATACAACTCCTTTTGATTTTTGACAATTCTCAATTACTTCTGACTCATTTATCTCCATATCTCTATTAAATATAATATCTAAATCAATATTTTTATGTGTTCCTAAATTATTTTCTGATAAATACATATTTATAAAGTATAATAAGTTTTCAAATCCCATTTTGAATTCTGTTTCTAGTGCATTACACTTTAAATCAAGTCCTGCATACATAAATTTAAGAGCAACACCACTTGGAGAACTACCAAACTTATCTAAATCTTTATTTACACTTTGTCCATCTTCTATTAAGTCCCTTTTTAATTGCTCATAGTGTTCTCTTAAAGCTGTTATATCCATAGTTGGTGTTATTGTATCAACACCCCCCTCTGTTGGATCATCTATAGGGATAGCTCTATCTTCATTTAAACGCCTCATGAATTCTGATATTTCTTCTCCACCATAACCTTTTAATATGAAAATTAGATTCTTAACTTCTTCAACATAATTAGCAGCCTCACTTCTTGATAAATCATAATTATCTACTAAGCTTTTTACAAACTTAATATCTGGAAGTTCTATTCTATTATTCTTAAATGGTATAAACGGGACTCTACCCCAAGCATACCATTCTTCACCTTTCTTATAGTGTGCTACAGGCCCATTATTATCATTGTTCCTATTGTAATCTGGTACTAATAATCTATTATCTAATTTATAATAATTTACGCCATCCTTACTCCATACTTCAACATTAGTTATAGTCTTTTTCTTATCATATTCCCATACAACAGTTTCATATACTCTTATCATACTTTCTATTTCCGCATGACTATTATCTTTCCATATAGGAATACATTGTTCAGAAGGAATTATCATAGTTTTAAAGTTTCCATCTTCATCTATATAAGCTTGAAGCCATGCTATACCTTTATTACTAGCTTCATAGCCTAGTCCACTTAATTGATACTGAAAGTGTCTTCCTAAAACATTCTTTACTTTTTCAACATAACTTTTATCATCACATTTAAGGCTATAATCTTTTGATAATAAATACGCAATCTTTTCATCAACCATATTCTTATATTTTGAATGTGCTAATTTATTATTTGCTTTATAAGTTTCTTCAACTTCTGTTCCTTTAATTTTTTTAGTTATTTTTCTTTTAAAGATGTCATTTTCAACTTTATAATATTTCTCTCCTATTAACATCCATTGTCTTTTATTATCAACTTTAAAATCATTTATCATAGAAACTACTTTATTATCAGTTAAATTATTTTCCTGTATTGCCATAACTCCAGCTTTCACTCCCTTCTTAAATTTATTCCATATTTCTTTGATCCCCATTGTATCACCCCTTATATTCATAACTTGTAAGTTTTGACTATGATATTAATTATAACTAACATAATAACTAATAAGATTTTTGCTTAATAGTAGATATATCAATGCTTCCGAAGAATGGGTTATGTTGTACCTTACCTAGAATTACTATTCCTGTATTGCCATAACTCCAGCTTTCACTCCCTTCTTAAATTTATTCCATATTTCTTTGATCCCCATTGTATCACCCCTTATATTCATAACTTGTAAGTTTTGACTATGATATTAATTATAACTAACATAATAACTAATAAGATTTTTGCTTAATAGTAGATATATCAATGCTTCCGAAGAATGGGTTATGTTGTACCTTACCTAGAATTACTATCAAAAAATTTGATTAACAATTAAAAATTATCTTTAAATCTCTCTAAGTCGTTGAATTTAAAGGGATTCAGCATACTTATGCTTTTTATTCTCAATCCGTAATAACAGTTATGATTGCTGATATACTTTTTTTATTATATATATTAGTAGAGTTTTTTTATTTCTCTACTGAATCCGTATAGCTTACTTTTTTTCGTATTCATATATAAAAAAATTAAAGTCTATCGTCAGCTATCTCTGCTGCATCTTCTTTAACTTCATCATCTAAACTTAAATATCTTTTTGTTGTTTCTATATTCTTATGGCCTAAAGCAATTCTTACATATTCAATATCCTTTGTTCGCTCCCATAGTCTATGTGCATATGTTTTTCTCATACTATGTCCTGATATATGTTTTAATTCTAAATCTTCTCCAACCATTTTTAAAATATCAGAATATGATTTTTGAGTTATATGTTTATTTCCTTTTCCATTTCTAGATGGAAATGCATACTCAGATTTTCTTTTTCCTTTTACATAATCCTTAAGCAACCTTTTTAATTTAGGTTTTATAGGAGCTTTCCTTTTATCAGGTATCTTTTTATTTGAATTAGGATTATTTTTAAGATGAGTAAGATATTCTCTATATTGCTTTTTTTCTTGTATATAAAATTCTTCATCCTCTAAGGCTTCTTTAAGCTGTGATATTGTTAAATCTACAATATCTTGAGTTCTATATCCTGTTGCTACTCCAATATAAAATATCATTAAGTTACGCTCTGGGAATTCAACGCTCAATTCTTCTAATCTTGCTTTAAATCTTATATAATCTTTTTCTGGTATAGGTGATGCTGGTACCTTTTTTCTAGCCACCTTGTCTCACCTGCCTAATTGCACCACTGTTTCCTCTCCTATAAGAGCTATGTTTCATAAGTTGCTCTATATCTCTTTTACTAAGTAAATTATCCTTAATCTTATTAAACTCTTTTGGTTGATTGTTTTTAATTATTTTTCCTATTTTCATGATCTCACCTCACTTTTAGGTAAAATAAAAAGCACCTAATAACTGAATAGCACAACAGTTATTAAATGCTTTTAATGTAATCCCTTCCGAAGGGTATTTTATTTTAGCCACCTTCGGCATCTTACCTATATGTTACTATTTATTCTTACTTTTGTACACAAAATAGTATCACTTTTATATCAAATTTGTACATAATTTTGTATCATTTTTTTCTCACTTTTTTCTGATTTTAATTTATTATATATATGCTAGTGCTAATATAAACTTTTCTAATGAATTTTTCTTTAATCTATAGTATCTATTTCTATCTATCTTTAACTCTTCTTGTACTTCTTCCCTTGTTATATCTTCCCTAAAATATGAAGTTTCTATTATTTTTTTACTACTATTATCTAACCTATCTATTACATACTCTATAGCATGTATAACTCTTCTTCTATAATCATTATCTATAGCTTCACTTTCCACCTTACTACTTGGACAATTGCTTTTTTCATATACAAGATCCCACCTTGTAGCAGATCCAAGTCCTGGAGTTTCTAATGATATTAAATAATATGGATAGTTTTTTAATTCTCTTTCAGCTTTTGACTTTAATATTTTATATTCTTCTCTTGATATTCCCATTTTACATCCTCACTTTTTAATTTATCTATATAACGAGATATAGGTGTTCGTGAAGAACACCTTATTCACTAAACTAATAAATTAAAAAACCTCCTTATTATTTACATTAAATTTTATTAGTTAGTAATATCCCATATTTTTTGAATATTTCAGCCCCTATTAATGTCGGCTCTATTCCATTAACTTTACATTTGTTTATATATCTTTCTAATATTTTAAAACTCATATATTTATACTCCTTTACTTAAAGAGTAATCTGAGTTATAATCTAATTGCGGTTAGGTTGTAACTCAGGTTACGCCTTTTTTTTATTTAATTTAGAATTACTCTAAATTCTAATATCATTTCTATATCCTTCATATATTTCACAATAATTTCAAGCTAATCTATAACATTAAATTCATTCTTATTTAAATTAAATTCTTGTAACGTATCGCAGTATTTACAGTGATACAGTTCAACTAGTTCTTTATTGTCATTATTGCCTGGTGCAATAAATGACAATTCTTCTTTACATACCTTACATCTTTTTATTTCCATTACCTTTTCTAACGCTCCTTCAACTGAATATCCTAGAAAATATAGTCTAACTATTTCCTCAATATATTCCATTACTGTAGACTTGTTTAAATTCATCTTCGTTACCTATTTCTTTTAATGCTTGTTGTAGTAATATTCCATACAATGCATAATTAAATTTATCCTTTTTATAATTTGTGGCCATTTCCATACTGTGACTATGATCTATAAGCTCTCTGCTTTTCTTGAAAAATTCTATAACTTCTTTACTTAACATACTATCCTCTCCATATATCTAATGGAGCAAATCTTTGATATTGTCCAACCCATCCAAGTTTTATTGTTTTGACTTCTCCATTTCTATTTTTACCAACTATAACTTCTGCTATATTCTTCTCTTCTGATTCTTTATTGTAATATTCATCTCTATATAAAAACATTATTACATCAGCATCTTGCTCTATTGATCCTGATTCTCTCAAATCTGATAACATAGGTCTATGATCTGCCCTTTGTTCTGGTGCTCTTGATAATTGTGATAATGCAATTACTGTTATATCTAATTTTTTAGCCATCTTCTTTAACTCTCTAGATATTTTTGCTATCTCTTGCTCTCTAGAATAATTTTTATCAAGTGATTCAATTAATTGAAGATAGTCTATTATTACAACATCTAGACCTTTTTTCTTCTTCAAGTTTCTACATTGTGACTTTATATCAGCAATACTTATTGATTCATCATCTATATAAATACTTCTCTTAGCTATTTCATTTGCAGCTATAGCTATCTTTCCAAATTGCTCTGTATTTAATTTTCCTGTCTTTATATTTTGGAATTCTACTAAACACCTTGATGATATTAATCTTTGCATAAGTTGACTTCTTGGCATTTCAAGAGAAAATATTCCAACCTTTGCTTCCTTTGAAGCATATTGTCCAATATTTAAAGCAAATGCTGTTTTTCCCATAGAAGGCCTTGCTGCTACTACTATAAAATCACCTTTTTGTAATCCTGATAAGCAAGTATCTAACTCTTTAAATCCTGTAGTTTTTCCAGTTATTTTACCACCATTTTTATAACTCTCTTCTATTTGCTTTAATACTTCATCTACCGCATCTGATGCTGAAATTATATTACCTGAATCTTTGCTTATAGCCTGATATAACTTATCTTCTATTCCGTTAACCACTTCTTGTATTTCATTATCTTCATAGCTTTTTTCTATTAGCTCTCTTCCTGCTTTTATAAGTTTTCTTCTATCTGCTTTATCTTTAACTATTTGTGTATAATTAAATACATTGTCATTGTATATAGCTGCTGAACTTATCTCTGTTACATAATTAACTCCTCCACACTTCTCAATAATTCCTTTTGAGTTTAACTCTTCAAGTAGTGTTATTAAGTCAACATCAATTTCCTTATGTGATAAGATCTTAATAGATTCATATATGACTCTATGCTTGTCCAAATAAAAATCTTCTACTGTCAATACATCTTCTACCTCTTGCAACTTCTCTTTGTCATTTATTATGCAACCAAGAACTACTTGCTCTGCTTGAATATTCTGTGGTGTACTTCTCATACTACATATCCTCCTGTAAAATTATGTTAAAGTTATTGGTACTCTCATTTGATTCTTCTTTAGGCGTATTACATTTATCCTTATCGTCATATGTGCCTTCTAAAACTTTGATATAATTGCTTTGTTTTACTATCCAATCAAAATTGCAATTCTCCCATTTTCCTGTCTTACCTGATAAAAATGAGCTTCCTTCAACCCTATTAAACAATTCCTGTATATTCTCAATCCCTAGTTCTCTAAACATACTCTTTATTTTCTTGTCTCTGACTTTGGACCTGGCTCTAACTTTCGGTAAAGACTTACAGATGTCATTGAACAATTTAATAATTTCGTTATATGGAACTCTGTTGTCAGATGATTCATCATCTTGACTATATATATTATTAGATTGATTATTTAGTAGATGAATCTTTGTTGTACATTTTGACGGACACCCGGTGTCTGTTTTGATGGACACCCCCTCTACATTTTGAGGTACACCCTGTTCATTTTGAGGTACACCCTGTTCATTTTGATGTACACACTCACTATTAGAATTACTTATTAGCTCTATATATTTAGGTCCTAAAGCAAAATATGAAAAAGTTCCGCCTTCCTTTTTGGTATAATGAGTTAGAATACCTAAATCTCTTAATTTAAGCATTCTGTTCATAATTGTTCTTTTCCCAAGTTCTAAAAAAGGCATTTCTTCAACCATAGTATTATAATTAACCCAATAGTAAGTATTATCATCTAATACTTCTGCCTTCATTTTTCCAGTTTCTCTAAAATCTATAAAAAATCTAAGTATAGCCATATCTTTCATATCTAACTTAAATTCCACCATTTTTGACACTGAAAATCCTAAAAATGAATATTGCATAAATCATTCCTCCTATTTTCAATTGTCAATATAATAATTATTAATATAACTTTCATTTTGCATCCTCCAATTCAATATGTTACAATGGAGATACGGATGGCGGTCCGTATCTTAATTGTTGCGAACCTTTTTTTAAGGGTTCTTTTTTTATTTCATATATTTTTCTGCTAATACTCTAAGTTCTGCAGCTCTTTTTTCTAATCTAGTAAAGAATCCTACTATCCTATCTAAATCAGCATATTCACTTTCATCTATAATTCCATCCTCAACTATTTTTAATAAAGTTGTTTGAATCTCCTTACTTTTTGCAAGATCATTAGATGTTAAAACTGCAAATCTATAAAGGTTATCAATATTTTCTTGCTCTATAGGTTGCATTATTTTTCTTCCTATAGGACATTCATTACAGCAATAATTATTTAAAAGCTCTGGAGCATTATATACATCCGCCATAATAACTACCTTGTCCACTGGAACAACCTTACAAAGATCAAGTTCATATTGTGTTAATGAGTCTTTACTAACACCTAATACTTCACTTGCACTTTCTCTACTTGCAAAACTTGAATTAAACTTAGCTGCTGCAAGTCTTGCTTTACAATAAACATTTTCTGCTGCCTTAGTAACTTTTTTAGCCATTTTTACACTTCCTTTCATTCTTTAACATTAATACAGTTATGTAATCTTTTAATTTATCTAGTATCCATTTATTGTCTCATGTCTAAATGAGATAATATTTTTAAGATAGATACTAGTATTAAATAATTACCATACTCACTTTTAGCAGAGCACCCAAGCTCTGTTCTTTTCTTATATGTTTAATTTTTAGAGTTAACCTTTTTCATAACTTCTGTTCCCCAATTAGGGCCAAATTGCTTTTCTAGTCCTTCTATCATGGACTTGTAAAAAACATTACTTAATGCTTGGAACTCCTCTTCTGTATCTGGATAATTCAAGCATATAGCTGTTAAATCACATTTATCACTTTTAAATTCTTTAATGCAAGCCATATTCTCACTCCTAAAACTTATTTATATTACAATATATTTCTAAGGATTTTTAATGTTACTCTTCTTAGCACCAAACGATTTCTCCATTTTCTTCCTTAACATATAACCAAAATAGTTCTTCATTTTTACTATTTAAAATCCAAACCTTTAAATTACCATTTTCATTTAGCTTACTTTTTGTAACTCTTAATTCTGTTCCTTTAAAAACTTCTTCAACCCTTTCTAATAAAGATTTCATATAAAATCCTTCCTTTCATTTAACTAAACTTTATATAAGATTTTAATTATTCACTTTCCATTTATTTGATTTAGTAAATAATTTAAAATATATTTGTCCAAGTTTTTTGGACTATATTTCTAAAAAAATTTTTGCCTCTATTCCATAAAGTTCTGCTAATATCTTAACTTTTGAAATAGTTAGTTCAACCTTTCCATTTTCTAACATAGAATATCCACTTTTACTGCTATATCCCAATACTCTTGCTACTTCCTCTTGGGTTTTTCCACTTTTTATTCTTAAATCCTTTAACAAAGTATTCATCATGTTCCTCCTTTTGTCCAAGTATTTTGGATTTCATATTTTTATATTAGTCCATTTTTCTTGGACTGTCAATGTATTTACACAAAATAAAATCAAGTTTTTTGGACACTATTCCATTTATATTGAAAACAAGGTACAATTATATTGAACTAAATTAAAAGGAGATTTAAAAATGATTACACTAGCAGATAGATTAAAAGAACTTAGAAAATCTAATAATTTAACTCAAACTGAATTAGGAAAAATATTAGGTGTAGGGAAAACAACTATCTCTATGTATGAAAATGGAAATAGCACACCTAATGATGAAATAAAATTAAAAATATCTGAATATTTTAATGTTTCCATAGACTATCTCCTTGGAAAAACAAATATAAGAAATTACGTTGAAATTACAGCAGAAGATAAAATAAACAAGCTTATTGAAGAAAGTGGTATTAACACTATTGCTGCTCACTTCGAAGGTGAAGAATTCACTGAAGATGATCTTGAAGATATTGAGAACTTCATTAATTTTGTTTTAGCTAAAAAAAAGAAGAAAAAATAAGGTGTTCTTCACGAACACTATTATTTTTTTGATTTTTATGTGTAACTATTTTACATAATATAATATATATTCATATTGTGTAATTTATATATATTTTTTTTATTTAGGAGGTACAATTTATGGGATTTAGATTTAAGAAATCCAAAAACTTTGGCCCTTTTAGGGTTAATGTATCAAAATCAGGTATAGGATGGAGTGTAGGTACCAAAGGTGCTCGATTTACTAAGAGAGCTGATGGAAAAAAACAAACTACTTTAAGTATTCCTGGAACTGGTTTAAGTTATGTCGATGTTAGTGGAGATAAGAAAAATTCCTCAACTAATTCAAAGACTGAAAAAATTAATTTTTCTAATAATAACAATGATAATAAACCTAAGATTCCTTTTCATAAGAGATCATGGTTTATTTGGTTAATGTTAATACTTCTTCCACCAGTAGGTATAGTTTTATTATGGACTTCAAAAAAATATAATAAAAAACCTAGAGTTGCTCTTTCTATAATATTTGCTCTTTATGCAATGATTTTATTTATACCACATTCTAACACTGCTACTCAAAATAATTTAGTAGCTCAAGAAACAAAAAATGAACAAGAAAAAATCGAAAAAGAAAGAGCTGAAAAAGAAAGAATAGATAAAGAAGAGTCTGAAAAGAAAAAGGCAGCTCAAGAAAAAGCAGAAAAAGAAAAAATTGCTGCTGAAGAGGCCGAAAAGAAAAAAGTTGCTGAGGAAAAGACTGCCGCTGAAGAGGCCGAAAAACAAAGAATCGCTCAAGAAAAGGCTGCTTCTGAAGAGGCTGAAAAGCAAAGAACTTATGCAGAACAATCTGGAGCTGCTCAAACACAAACATCAACAGCAATCCCACAAGCTAATCAAGGCGTAGGACAAACTGTATACATAGCTTCATCAGGTAAAGGAAAGAAGTATCATTCAAATCCTAACTGTAGCAAAATGAATGGTGCAACACCACTGTCTAAAGATGAGGCATTAAATCTAGGATATACACCATGTCAAAAGTGTCATTAATATTTTATTTTTAATACTATAAATAGGAGGATTTAGATTTGAGTGATGCAAAAAAACTTATTTATAAATCATGCTTTGAAAATATATTACTAAAATCAATGGGTGATTGTTTTCAACAAATTTTTTATAATCTAATGTCAGAAACTCATGATAATTTTATAAAGACTGATACACAAGGTTCGATTGGAGATAGAAAGTGTGATGGCTACTTATTTGGAGAAGGAATCTTTTTTCAAGTATATGGCCCTAGAGATTATAGCTCTAATATGACTACTATGACTGAAGCAATAAAAAAAATGCCTGGCGACTTTGAAAAGCTAAAAGAACATATACAAAATGGTTATTGGGAAGAAATCCATCAATATATTTTTGTATTTAAAACTCATAGAGGAACTTATCCTGATTTGCTTCAAGTTATACATAAATTGAAACGTGAAAATCCTAATATTGAGTTTATGCCTATATATGACATAAATAAATTATTATCTATATTTTTAGACTTATCAACTACTCAAATGATGAATTTAACAAATACATATATTCCTGAACCAAACTTTAATGATATTAAATATGAAGTAATGGGAGAAATAATTCAACATTTAATAAAAGTAGGTAATACAAATAATATTGATATAACAAAAACTCCTCCTAATTTTGATGATAAATTAGAGTTTAACAAAATAAATCCTTTTTATGCAAGTAATCTTAGAACTGCTAGTTACAGTATAGAAGCCTTAGATGATTTTTTATCTTCATATGAAGATATTGCTATCTCTGATACTCTATGTAGTATTTTTAAAGAATTATATGATCAAGCTCAAAAAAAATACCCTAATGATAGTAATCTTCAATTCAAATATATACTTGATAATTGCCATAAAGAGAATTTGAACCCAAATTCTCTCCAGCAATTCGAAACTAATAGTTATGTAATGATTGCCAAGTATTTTGAAACTTGTGATATTTTTGAAGAACCAAAAAAAGTAGCAAATAATTAGCTACTTTTTTTATATTTCTATTCCTAATAATTTTTGTTCTGGCTTATCATCATATAACCTTAATATAACACAACTTTCTAGGTATTCTACAAATTTAGTATCATTATCTTGTTTAGCAACACTTAAAATATTTTCAAACATGTTATAATTTATATTAAATATATACTGACGATTTTTGTTTTTACAAATAGAATATGCTAGTTTAAGCATTCTATAAACCTGTCTAGGATCTATATCTGTAAATAAAAATCCATCATGATATAAAAATTCTATTGAATTGTTAATTTGTCTTTCCCATATTAATAAATCCATACAAAATAACTTTACATTCCCTACACCATCAGAATCATCACCTTGAATTTGAGGTATGATATCATATCGTATTTTATTATTACCATCATTATTCTCTATATCTATACCTGAATATTTTCTCTCATCATAGATATAATCTACATATCCTTGAAATTGAACTGATAATTCTTTAATATACTCTGAAATACTTTCTAAATACTTTATTGCTTTAAGGTTATCTTGTGCCATATCTGCTTTTATTTCAGCTATATTTTGTTCAAACTCCTTAAGTAATTTTTCATATTGCTGTGCTTTTTCTAATTGTATCTTTAACTCTGTTAATCTATTTTGTAATCTCTCATATTCATTAGTTGATACTTTATCTTGAATAAAACTTAAATCTTTATTAATAGTATTATCTATTGATTTTAAATCTATTTCTAATTTATTTATCAAATCAATATATCTTTTCTTATCCTTTATAAGTCTCGCTTTTCTTCCCTCTAATAATTGTTCATGAAAAATAGATATTTCTTCTAAACTCTTTATCATTTCACTTGAAAAAAGTACCTTTGCTTCTTCATATATTTCTTCAACCTTTTTACATGTGATATCGACATTTATTTTTAAGTTTTTATCTATTGTTTTAATAGTATTATTATATTTAGTAATTTCATTTATAATTTCATTTTTTTTAACTTTACTTTTTTCAATATTTAATTTTACATCATTATATCCTTCTGAAATTTTAAAATTAGAAAGTTTCTTTTCAAGTTCTTCTATTTCTTTAGAAAGATTAGTAATTCCTATACTTACCTTAGAACCATTCATTAATTTTTTAATTGTTTCATCTTTTTCTATATATTTTTTACTCTTCTCTGCTTCATTAATTTGTGTCTTGTTATTTATTTTATTTATTATTAATTGAGGATCTAATCCCAATAAATAAGAATTGTATAAAACTGATTTATCCTCATCCTCTTTACTTTTATATTGCTCCCATTTAATATATGCTAATTTAGGTATCCTTAAATATCTACATATAAGATTTCTAAAAGAAAGATATTTATAATTCTCTACTCTATCAAATATCTCAGCTTCTAAAATATTATTCACTTTAGTAACTGTTAAATCCTTATTATTAAATATAACCTTTCCTGAATCAACATCTCTAATTATATTAAAAAACTTATTCTCATCTTGTAGATTTAATTCAAATTGCCATCCTGAGTCTTTAAGTTTTGAAATAATCTTATGTGAAGTTTGTCTTGAACCTAAGCAATAATCAATTAATTTAACTGTTAATGACTTACCAACTCCATTTACAGTTTCACCAGTATTATTCTTTTTATCTGCATCTTTACTCTTTGTTCCTAGTATTATATTAAAATTGTTAGGTTGAAATTCTATAGAATGAAATGATTCCTTATTAGCTGTTAGTCTTTTTATATACATTGTAAATCTCTCCCCTTTCATTAATATCTACTGTGTTTAATGCAAATAATAAATCTACTGTTAAAATTAAGCTATCAAACGAGTGCTTTTTGCTAATTAAACCCTTATCAATATACTTTTTTTGAATTTTATTCCAACAATCATCTATTGTCAGTGGCTCTTTAAGCATATCAAGTACAAATGCACCAAAACCTATATACGATTCAGATAAAGTAATATGTTTTTTCGGCATAATCATAATAAACACCCCCTTAACTATTATATATTTTTGTAAAACATTTATATTACATTTTAACATAATTTATTAAATAAATAAATTACTATTTTAATCATACAAAACATACATTCGTATTTCAATAAATTTCTTCAGTTCTATTTTTAATAAATATCAGAACATACGTTTTCAAGAACGTTAGTTTGTGTTATTATTATCCTATATTAACTATAGGAGGAAATAAATATGACTTATGAAGAACTTTTAACTGAAGCATTAGAGAATGACATTGATATAGTTGAATTTTCTTTAAAGGGGCAAGGAAAAGGCTATTATTGTGATAATATCATCATTATTGATAGCAATATTCATACAAATACAGAAAAGAAATGTATTTTGGCTGAAGAATTAGGTCATCACTTCAAAAATTATAGTAATATAATAAAAAAATCTACTAATTCTTTAAAACAAGAAAATTTAGCACGAAGATGGGGACATGCTAAATTAATTAGTATTTTTAGCTTACTAGATGCCTTTAACAATGGTATTACAAGTAGATTTGAATTAGCTAAATATCTTGATGTAACTGAGGAATTTTTACAAGAGTCTATAGAAACAATGAAAGCTAAATATGGTACTCATTTAGAACTTGATAATTATATTATTTATTTTGAACCTTATTTTGGTGTACTCCGAATCAATTAAGGTGTTCGTCACGAACCCCTATTCTTTATTCTAAATCAATTTATTATTTCAAAATAATATATTAAAGTGATTCATAGTATATACAAAAGAGGTGATTAAAATTAGAGCAGCAATATATGTAAGAAAATCAAGATTATCTGAAAAAGGTGAATCTATTAATAATCAAATAGATCTATGTAAAAAATATTTTTATAATCTTCAATTAGATACTTCTATTGAATTTTTAGTTTATCAAGATGAAGGTTTTAGTGGTGGAAATACTAATAGACCAGAATTCCAAAAATTAATTAGAGATATAAAGAAAAAAAGATTTAACTATCTTATTTGCTATAAGCTTGATAGAATTTCTAGAAATGTAGCTGATTTCACTTCTACTCTTAAAATTTTAGAGGAAAATAACGTAAACTTTATATCAATAACAGAACAATTTGATACCACTTCAGTTATGGGTAGAGCTATGATCAACATTTCTGCTACCTTTGCTCAAATGGAAAGGGAAACTATAGCTGAAAGAATAAGAGATAATATGCTTGAGTTATCTAAAACAGGCAGATGGCTTGGTGGTACTTGCCCTCTTGGTTTTAAATCTACTTCTGTTAATTATGAAAGTAATGGCCATAAAAAGAAAATGTACAAACTTCAAGTAGTTGATAATGAAATGGATATAGTTAAACTTATATTTAATCTATATATTGAGAAAAAAAGTTGTAGTCCTATTGCTAGATATCTTTGTAGTAATGGAATAAAAGGTAAAAATGGTGGTGACTTTAGTAGAAATACTGTCCTTCAAATATTAACTAATCCTGTTTATTGTACTGCTGATAAAAAGGCTTTAGATTATTTTAAAAATCTAGGTGCTACTATTGAAGGAAATGCCAATTCTAATTGCGGTATTATGGCTTATAACAAGCGTAAAAATGGCAAGAAAGATAATCCTATAAATGAATGGATAATATCAACAGGAGCTCATATAGGAGTTATATCATCAACTCAATGGATACAATGTCAAAATATATTAAATGATATTAGGAAAAAACCTAACAATAGAACTGGAACTGGAAGTAAATTTTTATTATCAGGATTATTAAGATGTGCACATTGTAACTCTTCTATGTGTTCTTGGAGCAGAAATAATCCAAATGGAAAATATGAAAGATACTATAGATGTGAATTAAAAAATAGAGCCTCTAATAGATGCATATGTAAAATGTTAAATGCAGATAAAGCTGAAAGCTTTGTTATTGATTTATTAAAAAATCTTGATATAAAAACTATAGAAAACTACAAAAATAACTCTACTATTGAAAATGCTTCAAGCATAGAAAGAAAAAAAACAATGCTAAATAAAACATTAAATGAAAATAATAAGATTATTTCAGGCCTTATAAAAAAATTAGCATTATTAGATGATATGGACATATTAAACACTATTCAAAATGAGATTAAAAGCTTAAAAACAGAAAATAAAACTATAGAAAAAAATATAAATAATCTAAGTATAAAATCATTTGTTGTTGAAGATGAAAAAGAAAATAAAAAAGCCTTCATAGAAAGCTTAAAATTATTTAAAAAGACTATTGATCTTATAGGTGATATTGAAATTAAAAGAAACATGATAGAAAATCTAGTTGAATATTTTACTTATAACTCTGAAACAAAACAAATTAAGTTTAAATTGAGGCTGTAATTTATTGCAGCCTTATTATAAAACCTAGTATTTTCAGCGTCTTAACATACTTGTGTAAATGACTTGGTTGTATCTGCTCCTTGACCTGTTGCTAGATCAATCTCTAGCCCCTCTTCTTCAAAAAAACCTTCATTTATAGCAACATACATTGGTGAGTAAAAAACTGAACGTACAACTTCATTTAATCTTACCTTAGTTTTCTCCTCTTTCTGATCTTTTTTAGCACACGCTACAAGACTCATTCCAATAACTCCTATAAGAGCAGTTATTGTTGCTAATTTAATTAATTTACTTCTCAC